GTCGACGCGCATAGTCGTGTCTTCTCATCTCAGTCTTCATCGTAACGATGAAGAATGATGTAAGGTCCGACAATTGTTGCTCGGCTTCAATGAAGTCTGCAACAACTTGTTGTTCTTGTACATCCCGATACGCGACTTTGTACTTATAGAAAGCACAAAGAATGTCGCGGATCATTCGAACGCAGTCCGCGTTCGGATTGGGAAGTAATGTTCCGTCTGAATGGAGAACTTGACTAAAAAGTTCACCGAGAAATCTCGGCAACTTCGAGCCAGCTATGGTTGAAAAACCACAGCTTCTCGCGTCTAGTTCGGTTTCTCCTGCGAGCACTTGAGTAAAGTGCTTGTCAAGGCGTGGCATCGTTTTCGTGAGAAAACTAATACCTTCCCGTCGGTACCTACGATAACACAATTTGATTGTGTTACGTAGTTGCCGTGTGTTGAACACATCTCCGAAACGCTCATGAGCGTCACAGAGAAGTGCGGCGATGAGTTCTATCTCATCTAGGCTCTTATTGTTATCCATATTGGTATAACTCCTAGAGTCGTATCCACACACCCCTGTGATACCTAAGCATCAACAAGCATTGAAACATGAAAATCGAAGAACTCGAATCCATGCTCAAAGACCCCATGGTCGGGAAGCATCAGAAACGTATCATCAGCGATGTATTACTTCTTGCGAAGTTTTACAACGCAACAGATACGGATCAGATAAACCCCGCCGCCATGGTGGCAGTGATCCAGAAAGAAGTGATCAGTGACTAGGAAGACAAAAGTTTGCTTACTAGCTCTGATCAACGCTATCCCGAAGGCGCTTTTCTATGCGCAGACGGGAAACTCGCTCTTGGCAGTTAAACTGCTGTTGCGATGTTTATTGCGTTCCTCACGAGGACTTGTAACCAGATCTAAAGGGCGGTCGGCGAGAAGCCGACCGTCCCTAGAGCGAGGACCAAACTCCCATTAAAGGGAGCCATTGATAATCGCGGCGGCCCCGTTTCCTGTGCAATCGTACAAAATCGTTGTACTGGCGCCAAGTGACGCCATAAACGAAATGAGATTAGCTAACAGGTCCTTCGGGCTTCCATAAGTAGACATATTCCCAACGGGAATATCGCCGACCAGATAGAAGCTTGAAGTGATAATCTTCGTATTGTCGATCTGACCTGTCTCCGACTTATCAAATCGGACGACAGATCGACGACGACGCGAAGTACCACTCCCAGACTCTTGGTGAGAAACCTTGAGTCGATGGGGAAGGCCCGGAAGTTCGTTAATTTTAGCGAACGTATGGGAGCGACCGTCCTGCTCGAGGTGCTGGAATTCAACTTCCAGCCCCGCGGCATCTTTGATCTCGTTGGTATTTAGTGTGTTGGATAACGACATACTGAGTGCCGAAAAGTCGGCAAAGCTAGTGGATTAACGTCCACCACGTCTCGGGTGCCACGCTCGCGTAGTTACGAGGGCTGCACCCAGGCTAAGCTCTGTACCGCTCAACCCACTCCCGTAAAGGGAGTTTGTGTAAGCCGGCAGATCTACGTCGCGACGATAAATCGTTTCGTAGAGTGTCGGCAGATAGGTACGTGGACAAAGAGGTTTCTGCGTTTGACCAGCTACTTCTTCGAAGTAGCACTTGATCTTACGCGTACATCTCCAAGACCACATGTACCTCGTTATGTTTATAGCAGGTTCCATGTTGATCACCTTTCGATCGCCTAGATATCGGCTTACGCCGACAAACCAGTCGATCACGAAGGACCAGGGAATTGCGTTCCAGATTATTGCAGGGGATAAATTAACCCCAAGCAGGTCTAGTAACGTCAATACTTGAGCATGCTCAAGCTGGTACTGAGATAGGTGGTAATTAAACTCCACCTCAGCATGGAATATAGCCGGCTCGTCAACGAGCACCTGACGCTTCACGTGCAACTGATGTCCGTACGCCCGAAAACACCCGATCTTCCCAGTACCGTTATTTTCGGTACCTGAGAATTGATCGAGGTCTAGGGAATACGTAACTTCAGCATCTGCACCTGTGAACTGCGCCGGGATAAAAGGGAAGCTATAATGCTTCGTCCTTAAACGGCCCTGGTTCTGAACAAGATTGTTCATTTTCTTGCTCAGACCGGCAAATGCGCGGAAAACCGCGCAAATGTCGCTAAACAACGGTAGAAGGTTGAACTCCGCTTGGAGATAACCATCAGCCGTCGAGTGGAGTAACTCTCTAAGGGTTAAACCCTGGTCAGGATTAAAACTCTTCCTGATCAAACTGAAGGGATTACGACCAAGTGCCTGTTTTCCGTTCTTTACGAACTTAGACAAGCGCGAAATCGTACCTTTCAAGTTAGAGAGTGTATGAGGAAGCGATTTGAAGTCTTTCAGCTCAATAATTGAGTTGATTAACGACAATTCTGCCTTAATGTGGGGGAGCATGTTTTTCAACGATGCTTCGACCAGATTAGACAATCCAGTAGGTTTGGGTACAAAACTCAAACTACCAAGGACGGTCTCCGTCATACTAGGGAGGCCAGCATAATGCTGACCAAACACTCCGAACCGGTCTTTGAACCTACGGTAAGTGGCGACGACCTTACGGTCAATGCCGCCGACCACAGGAACATAGACACCCAACGAAGTTGGGGAACCTGAGACCCAGGGTATAATACCAGCAGAGTCGAACGGTGTGTCGTCGACCATGTAGCCCTTATAAGACTGACATGGCTTCCACACGCCGGAACTACTCTTAAAACTTAGATCGTTT